CTTGTAAAAGAAATGTTGCAAGAAGAGTCTACTCATGAAAGGCTTCCTCTCAAAGATGAAAGCGAAGCAGTCAAAGTAACGAAGCCAAAAAATCTACGAGCAGACAAAATCCAAAACCAAACTGCTAAGGATGAAGGCTACGGATTGGCTGGCGAAATGACGCAATTTAAGAAATCTATGCGCCCCATGAAAGAGCAAATGGATATGATTAATCGTGCATTTGATAGGTCTTTTGAGGAATTATCTAATAAAATGAGTCTGCCTAAAACATCAAGTGATTTAGACGCAAGAATGATGGATGACTTATATGGTAAAATTGAAATGGATATAAGTGAACTTAAAGAAAAGTGGGAAGATTCAAAAAGAGTAGCAAACTTATATTTAAGAGCAAAAAGGTCAAATCTAAGCGTTGATGAAGAGAATGTAAAAAGAGCAGAGTTTATCCTAAAAACTAGACTTGAAAGTTATATTGAAATGCGACTAAATAGAAAATTAAACGACAATTTCACCGTTACAATTAGTGGAAACATGGCCAGAGCAAATCGCCGTTGATGAGGTGTGTTAAATGCGCCTCTCAAGCATTGAGAAGGATAAGCAACCTTCGGTTGAAATCCTCCGCCTTTTTGAAAAGGTGAGAGTTGCTTATCTTTCCGCCAACGAAGACCCTAAAGAATACGGGGCTCGTTGGAGAAGTGCCGTCAAAATGATTGACGAATCCTATAATGAGTATGATGCCGCAGGAAAAGAAATGAAAGAGTTCATTGAGGCAAAGGACTTAGAAGATAATGAAGCCAAGAATCCACAAAGTCAAACTGCCCGAAGACTTTACGAAGCAATCAAAAATCTTCGCTACTCTTCGGAATTGGTTGATGACCCCTTCGCTAGAAGGTTTGGAAAAGATGTGCTGGAAGGACTTTTGGGTTCTCCCGAAAACATGGTGAAGTTTGTTCACTATGCTTTGCGAGCAGATTCTCAAGCCCTACCTAAAGATGTGTGGGCTATCAAAGACATGGAAGAGGACAAAATAACTGATGGTTTGCAAGGGCTAGACCTACAGGAAGAGGACATTGCCCTCTATATTATTGAACACTACGGCGACGGAAAAGACTCAAAAAGAGTTGAAAAGGAAGTTAAGCAGGCTTTAGACATGTTAGAACTTTTATACTTCTCAAGATACGATAAAGAAGATTACGAGGAAATTAAAGAATTAACAAAAGCGGAGAAATCTGAAAGTGATTTCCTTGTTCCGAACAAACCAATGTATCGCATCTTTGACATTGATGACATCAATGAACTCAAAGGCTTTAGCGGCAATTGGGTTGTTCAAGAAAAATACGATGGTATGCGAGTTCAATTGCACAAGATTGACAACAATATCAAAATCTATTCCTACAATGAGAAAGACATTACTGAAAAGTGCGAAGACCAAGTAAAGGAACTTCGGGCAAAGAAGTTTGGAGATTGCATTCTTGATGCTGAACTGATGTTGTTTAATGGAGATGAGCCCCTTCACCGAGCAGATACTATTGCTCATGTATTCAAAGGAAAATATCCCGATGCTAAATTGAGATGTGCAGTCTTTGACATTATGCGTCATGAAGAACAGAATCTTGCTGATGAAGAATTGGAAAAGAGAATCACTATTCTTTTCAACAATTATTCGGGTGATTCTAGCGATGCCTTGGCCTTCCCATCAAAGAAAGATACCCGAATGGCTGACAATCTCAAAGACATTGAAGAATACTCAAAGGAAATCATGGAAATGCCTACGGCAGAAGGCGTAGTAATCAAAGATGCAACTTCAACATATTACATCGGAACAAAGAAAAATCCAAAGTGGATTAAGTGGAAGAAGTTTGTTGATTTGGATTTGATTGTTCTAGAGAAGAAAGAAACGAAATCCAATTTGTTTTCCTATACTCTTGGTGCTGGCCCAGTTACGGAAGAATCTAAGTTCACAAAAGAAATAGATGGTGTTCTTTACCTTGATGTTGGTAAGGCTCTTAACACTTCAATTGAGGTTGATATTGGAGATATTGTGAGAGTTAAGGTAGATGAAGTGAAACCTTCGGATGACAGATTTACCGTTTATTCGGCCAAAGTCATTGAAGTTCCCGAAGTGGAATACCCCGATAAGGTGGTCACTTTGGAATTGCTAGCGCAAGATACAAAGAAGTCTCTTAACTATAATGTTGAGGCTCTTGAGAAAGGAATCAAAATTACTGACCATATTCATGGAGAAGCCAGCATTATCATGAAAGGTGAAATGGATGGCTTTACAATTTACGGGTTTGAAGAAGATAATTTGATGGCCAAGAACGCTCTTGCAGATTTGGATTTGTGGAAAGAAGCCGCCGTTGAAATTATGAAAACTAAGAATAGTGAGATGCTAAACGGCATATTCCAATTCCTAAAAGAAAATGGCCCCAAGGATTTGAGAGATGTAGAAGTGTTCCTCAAGAAAAAGATGCCTTCTCTCTATGAAGATACTGTTGGTTCGGATAAGAAGGAACTCGTTAAGTGGCTCAAAGTTAGGCAAAACGATGGCGTTCAGTTTGTGAATAAGAAATATCAAGCCGACCCAACGAAAATCCAAACCGAAGAAAAGGACGAGTTGAACGGGGAAATCCTCAAACAATACAAAACGCCCGAAGAATACCGAAAGGGGAACTTCAAGATTTATGACCGTGAAGATGGAAACCTCAACATTGTCATGTCTTTGGGCGATGAAACAATTAATTGGTTTGTAGATACTGAGGAATCCGACGATATTTTTGAATTGTTTGGGAAGGCTGGAAAGTTTCCAGCAGAAGTAGCCGATACGATTCAAAGGGACAAGGTTGTAGATTCGGGAGAGGTAGAACTCGGCATTCAAAGAGATGGCTACCATGAGTATTTCTTGGAAGGCAACAAGTTCCAAACCAAGTTTCATGTGCGCTATCTACCTGTAAAGGATAAGAAGATGTGGCTGGCTTGGACAGGCTATAAGCAAACTCCAGCAAAAATAGAAGGCGACGAAGGCCTATGGAACATTACAGAAGACAAGTTTGCGGGGGTTAAAATCCCTAATTGACCGTGTTTGTTATATAGTAGTTTGAGAAACGAAGGGGATGAAACCGATGGCTCTAATGCTTAAGGCGGAAAGGAATGACACATTTCGTATTCTAAAAAGCGACGAACTGATGATTGGAGGGTATGCTAGTATTGAAATCGTAGACAAACAAAACGATTTGATTACCCTAAAAGCCCTCAACGAAGCAGTAAAAAAATACATGGAGAACCCGAAGTTTAGGAATGTAATGACAAATCATTCAAATGTTCAAGTCGGGGAAGTAGTAGAATCATACAGAGATAAGACAGGGAGGATTTGGAAAACCGAAGTAGACGATGTAGGCTTCTTTGTAGTAATCAAACTCCGTGACGATATTGAAAAGGCAAAAGAAATTAATAGAGGCATTCGCAAAGGGTCGTTAAGGTCATTTAGCATAGGAGGACAGGCACTACAAAAGGTGAAGAAATCTCATCCCGAACTCGGAGACTATAATGAGATTAGCAAACTTGAACTACATGAAGTGACTATCTGTGAAAAAGGAATTAACCCCGAAGCGAAGTTTGACATACTAAAACAAGAAAAAGGAAGTGAAACAATGAGCAAAATGGAAAAAGCATTGGCGGAACTGGACGCACTTATGGAAGAGGTCAATACTCTTCGTAAGGAAGAAATGAACGAAGAAGAAATGGAGGCTATGGCTATGCCCGAAGAAGAAGAGGAGTCTATGGGCTACTCGGATGATGAAGCAAAGTCGGTTGTCCCAACGGTTGATGGTGCTGGTGTTGAAATCGGTGAACCTGCTGACCGAGTGGTTATTGACAACGGAAACCCCAAAGCCTCCGACATGCCTGTTGTGAAGGCTTTCAGCAACAAAGAAGTTTCTTCGCTGAACCTCTCCAACAACAACATTGAGAAGGCTTACGAGGCTTTCCGAGCAGAACAACTTGAGAAGTTGGCTTTCGCTGAGTTGCAGAAGTCCTTTGAGGCTCGCTTCCATGCAGAAGTGGCTACCCGTGAAAATGTTCTCGCAAAGTCGCAATACGATGCGGCTACCGAGATTGCCTCTCTCAAAGAGGAGTTTAGTGAACTCCGCAAGTCTTTGACTGCTGAAAAGAACGCCATCGTTAAGGCTCAAGAAGCAGTTACCGCAAATATTCCATCAATGGACGACATTGCCTCAATGGATTGGGCTGATGTTCACCGTCTGGTTGGAGGAAACTACTGAGGTGATTAGATATGGGTTACATTAACACAATTGCAGATTTGGAAGCACAAAGTTACGGACTGAACATGGCTGGCTACGCTGGAAACGATTTGTTGAAAGCGGCTGGTGCGTTGAGTGGGGTTCACACTTCCCACGATGGCGCACAAACGGCCCCAACTGGCTACTTGGCTAGCCTTTACAACCAAGTTTATGGCCAAAAGGTTTGGTCTATGTTGAACAGAGAGTGCAATGCACTTTCCGTTATCTCAAAGCGTCCCTACACCTCTAGCGGTTGGAGAGTTCTCTCCGAGCGTCCTGCTGGTGGTTCGGGTGCTACGCTTTCCGTTGGAACTTCGGGTGCTATCGGTGCGACAAATACTTCCGCCGATTTGATTGGTGGCGTTGCTGAGAACCAAAGCATCGGTAGTGGTGGTCTTCAAGCCATTGC